CGAAGCCGGACAGCGTCCCGCTCTCCCCGGAGGCCCTGGCCGCGATCCGCGCCTACGTCGGCCCGCGGACCGGCGGGACGATCCTTCTCGGGGACGGACCCGACGGCCGCTCGAACCGGCGGGCCGTCGGCCGAGCCCTCGACCGGCTGGCCCGCGTGGTCGGGGTCCCGCTGCACCCGCACCGCCTCAGGCACACCGCCGCCACCAGGGCACTTGCCGCAGGGGCGACGATAGAGCGCGTCAGCGAGATGCTCGGCCACGACTCCATCCTCACGACCATGCGATACCTGACCAGCGAAAACGCCGTCGATCAGTCCGCTGTGCATGAGCTCGCCGAGGCATACCGCAGCGCCCGAGAGACTCGCCAGTCTCGGGAGCACTGTCATAACGCATTCGACGACGCCCCGGCCGTCGACTCGGTGAACCGGTGAACGGTGACACGACCTGGGCGGACCGGCTCCTCGGCGCCGACTGGCGCGACGACCCGATCACGCGGGATGCCGTCGAGGGTATGTCGGCCCCACAACTCGAGGCCCCGCCCCCGCCTACTCCACGCGGCCGCCGTCTCGGCGCCGTACCGGCCTGCTGGTCGTGGGAGTTCGATCCGACCACGCCCCCCGGGACCAGCGTCGAGGAGGGCCGCCGACTCGCGCTCTGGCAGGACGGCCGCTGCGCGGTATGCGGGTGTGGAGACGCCGCGACCGAGGACCACGACCATGCCAGCGGGCTGACACGGGGCTATCTCTGTCGGGCCTGCAATCTGGGTGAAGCCATGTCCGGCCTCCGCGTGTTCTCGCTCTACCGGTGGCGGCACCCGACGGCGATCCTGGGCCTCTCGATCCCCTACAGCGGCGCCTACTCCATCGACCCCTTGACCAGCTAGAACCCGCTCCCCCAGACAGGCGACAGCAGCCCTGCACCGGCCCTGGTGTGGGGCTGCTGCCGTCTGTGCGCGGCCTCCCCGAAAGGCCCCCGATGTCCGAACGTCGCATCGAGTACGTGCGCCTCGACGAAGTCCAGACCGCCGACCGGAACGCGAAGCTGCACGACGAGGCCGGGATCTCCCGCGCCATCTCCCACCACGGCTTCGTCGAGGTCCCCGCCCGGGACGAGCGCACCGGGAAGCTCGTCGCAGGGCACGGCCGGTACGAGCAGCTGCTCCGCATGATGCGCGACGGCGAGTCCGCCCCCGACGGCATCGAGGTCGACGGCGACGGCATGTGGCGGATGCCGCTGCTCGCGGGCTGGTCGTCCCGCTCGGACATCGACGCCGAGACCTACCTCATCGGGTCGAACGAGTTGTCGAAGAAGGGCGGGAACGACGAGTTCACGCTCACCGAGATGCTCGCCGACCAGGCCGCGTACAACCTCATCGAGCTGACCGGGTTCGACACCGGCGACCTCGAGGCCCTCGAAGCCCTGTATGCGCCGACTCCGACCGTGCTCCCCGGGGCTGGCGGGTTCGACGACGCGGACCACGTCGACGACGAGCTCGACGCCCTGGATCAGGCCCTCGGCGACGGGAAGTCCACGGACCTCCTGCCGGTGCTCAAGATTCGGGTCCCGCAGATGCTCGTGGAGTCGTGGAAGGCGTACCTCGACACTCACGGCGGTGACGAGGTGCAGGCGTTTGCGTCGCTCCTCGACGTCGACCCGGCCGACCTGCCCGCGTGAGGCCGCCGGTCCACATCCTCGGGTCGTATTTCTTCTTTCGGACCCGCAACCTCGTCGAGGACATGGCGGGCGCCGGACCGGTCGACTTCCTCGCCGACTCCGGGGCGTTCTCGGCGTTCAACAGCGGCAAGATGATCGAGCTGTCGGACTACGCGAACTGGTTGCGGGACAACGCATCTGTCATCAACTGTGCGGCCACTCTGGACGTCATCGGGGACCCGGCGTCGACCGCCAGGAACACCGAGAAGCTCATGTCGCTGGTCGACGGCGCGGTCCCGATCCTGCCTGTGTTCCACGTCAACTCGCCGTGGCCGATCCTCGAACAGCTGTGCCGCGACCACCCATACGTGATGCTCGGTGGCGCGGTCGCCCTGTCCGGGCGCGGCAACACCGAGGCGATGCTCCGCTGGTGCGTGCGCGCCCACAAGATCGCCCGCGAGCACAACACCCGACTGCACGGCCTCGGCCTCACCCGCCCCCCGTACGGGGAGGCGCTGCCCTGGTACTCGATCGACTCGTCCTATTGGACCTCGGCGTCGCGCACCGGGACGATCTCGCTGTTCGACGGCCGAAAGATGGTCAAGTTCCGGGTCGGCCGCCCGGGCGCCGCCGACCACGCAGCCCTGATCCGCGCCTACGGCGGCGACCCGAAACGAGCCGTCCTACCCGGGTTCGGCCTGGTCCGCGAGTCCGGACCGATGGGTCGCCGCGATCGCGACTGGCTGTCCGACGCGAGCATTCTCGCCTGGCGCCGCTACGAGACCTGGCTGCGCGCCCGGCGCCCCCTCGTGCCGCCGCCGCGTGCCGGCCGGGTCACCGGGACCGGTCCGAAGGTGTACCTCGCCGCGGGCAGTGTCGAGAACCTGCGCCGGATCATCCGCGTGATCCGCGCCTACGAACGTCCCACCGATCCCACGTCATGAAGGAGCGCACCCCCCGATGCGTCGTGATCTCGTCCTCCTCTCGGGTGGGCTGGACTCGTCCACCCTGCTCGCCGCCTCCCACGCCAACGACCGCGCCGCTGTGGCCCTGTCGGTCGACTATGGGCAGCGGCACCGCCGCGAGCTCAAGGCCGCCCGCGAGGTGGCGGCGTTCTACGGCGTCGAGCACCACGTCCTCGACATGACCGGGTGGGGTGCTCTGCTCACCGGGTCGTCGCTGACGGACCCGGACGTGCCGGTGCCGCACGGCCACTACGCCGACGAGTCGATGAAGGCGACGATCGTCCCGAACCGGAACGCGACCCTCCTCATGGCGGCGGCCGGGGTGGCGATCTCGAAGGGCTGCACGCATGTCGTGACGGCGGTGCACGCCGGGGACCACCCCGTCTACCCGGACTGCCGCCCCGAGTTCATCCAGGCCGCGGGCCTGGCCGCGCACGTCGGCACCGACGGCGCCGTCAAGATCGACGCCCCGTTCGTGAACATCTCGAAGACGGCCATCGCGCGCATCGCCGGGGAGCTCGGCGTGCCGATCGGCGTCACCTGGTCCTGCTACGAGGGCGGCGACATCCACTGCGGCGAGTGCGGAACCTGCGTCGAGCGGATCGAGGCCATCCGCGACGCCGACCTCGTAGACCCCACCGCCTACCGCAACCAGCAGTCGGCGGCGGCCGACATGATCGTCCCGGCCAACCTCACCAGCGACTTCCTCGGTGATCTCTCCCGAGGTGTCGAGTGAGCTTCACGATCTCGAAGCGCTTTGAGTTCGCGGCATCCCACCAGCTCACCGGGTTGCCGAAGGACCACCAGTGCGCCCGGTTGCACGGGCACAACTACGTCGTGGAGGTGGAGCTCGCCGGGGACCGGCTCGACGCGACGGATTTCGTGCTGGACTACGGGAAGCTCGCGCCGGTCAAGGCGTGGATCGACGACAATCTCGACCACCGGCACCTCAACGACGTGTCCGAGCTGATCGGGGTCAACCCGACCGCCGAGCGGCTGGCGGAGATGCTGCACGACGTCGTCACGTTCGAGGTCGGGATCCCGGCCGGGGTGTCCGTGGCCGTCGGGGTGTCCGAGACGCCGAAGACGTGGGCCTGGTACCGGCCGTGAGCGCTTACCTGCGGGTCGCCGAGACGTTCGGGCCAACTCTGCAGGGTGAGGGTCCCGCGGCGGGCCAGGCGGCTTCGTTCGTGCGGCTGATGGGCTGCAATCTGTCCTGTTCGTGGTGCGACACCCCGTTCACGTGGGATGCGTCCCGGTTCGACTTGCGGGCCGAGACGACGATCATGTCCGGGGAGCAGGTCGCGCGGGCCGTCCAGGACGGCCCCAAGCTCGTGGTCCTCACCGGCGGGGAACCGCTGCTGCAGCAGGGCGGCGCGCTCATAGAGCTGCTGTCGATCCTGCAAGCCTGGGGTAAGACGGTGCACGTCGAGACGAACGGCACGGTGCTCCCCACCCGCGAGACCCGGGACCTCGTCGACCTGTTCGTGGTGTCCCCGAAACTTCGGCACGCCGGCGGGCACCGCGGCCACCAGGACCCGGCCATGCACCCCGGCTGGCGGAGACTGGCCGCGTTCCGGGAGGCCGCGCTCAAGGTCGTGGTGAAGGAGCCGGCCGACGTCGAGACCGCGGCTCGTCTCGGTCACCAGCACCGGTTCCCCCGCGACATGGTGTGGGTGATGCCCGAGGGGGTCACCGCCGAGGAGCTCGCGGGCCGCTGGCTGCCTATCGCGGAGGCGGCGGCCGCCCACCACATCAACGCGAGTCACCGCCTGCACGTGCTGGCCTGGGGTGAGAAGAGGGGCCACTGATGATCTCGACGGACAAGATCGAGGACGCGATCTTCGACCTGCTCACCGCGTTCGGGGTCGACGAGGGCGACCACACCATCGACACCCCGGCCCGGGTCGCGAAGGCGTGGGCGGAGCAGCTCGCCGGATACGACACCGACCCCGCCGAGCACCTCGACAGGACGTTCACCGGGCCCACCGACCCCGGCCTCGTGGTCGTGGCCGGGATCCGGGTCGTGTCCACATGCGCCCACCACCTGCTCCCGATCATCGGGACGGCTACGGTCGCGTACCGCGGCAAGCCCGGTGCCCGGGTGGTGGGGCTGTCGAAGCTCGCGCGGGTGGTGGAGGGCTACGCCCGAAGGCTGCAGGTGCAGGAGCGGATCGGCTGGCAGGTCGCCCACACCATTCAGCGGCGTCTCAAGCCGGTCGGGGCGGCGTGCATCATCACGGCCGCCCACGGCTGCATGAGCCTGCGCGGCATCCAACAGCCGGGCGCGCTCACCACCACCCACGCCTGGGCCGGGAACCTCGACGACACCGACCGGGCCGCCGTGCTCGCCGAGCACAACCGCAACGCGCCCACGGGCGGGGGGCTGCTCGGGTGAGCGGGCGCGGCGAGTCAGCGACGTCGCCGCGCCGCATCACTGCAGCCGAGAAACGGAAGCTGGCGTTCGAGCGGCGCCGCGACGGGCTCACGTTCGAGCAGGTCGCCCAGTCCCCGATCGACCCCCGCGGCGGCGACATGCGGCCGCTGTACCCGGGGAAGAACGGCCGTCAGCGCGCCCACGAGGCCGTCATGACGGTGATGCGTGAGCTGGCCCGGGACACCGAGGGTCTCGCCCGCGAGTACCGGGCCCTCGAACTGGCGCGGCTGGACAAGCAGCGCATGGCGCTCAACGCGGAGGCCGGGCCGTCCCGGCAGGTGGCGTGCCCGGAATGCGGGCACACGATGTGGCGGGAGACGAACGTCGCCGCCCACGTGGCGCTGCTCAAGCTCAGCGAGCGGACGTCGAAGTACCTCGGCCTCGACGCCTCCGACGTGACCGACCAGCGTCTCGTGCAGCTCTACGAGCGGCAGGTCAACCTCGCCCACGAGGCGATGATCGCCGGGATGGAGCTGGCAGGCATCCCCGCCGATAAGCAGCGGGAGGTGCTCGAACATGCGGGCGCCCATCTCCGCGAAGTCGCCGACGCCGGGACTGAAGAGGACTAGGAGCGGCCGCCCCTCGTGGGCGGCCATGCTCGCCGACCGGTTCGCCCCCCTTCCCGTCGACGTGTTCGCGGTCCTCGAGTACGAGCCGAACTGCAAGGTGCGGCACGCCGCCCGGCAGGCGGGCGTTCCGGAGGACCAGCTCCCGCCCGGCTGCGGGGAGTGCCCGCAGGAGCAGTTCCACGCGGCCACCGAGTACGACGTCCTCTACGGCGGCGCCGCGGGCGGCGGCAAGACTAAAGCGCTGGTCATGGAGGGGATCCGGAAGTGCATCGAGCACCCCGGGATCCGGGTCGGTGCGTTCCGGCGGACGAACGCCGAGCTCGAAGAGTCGATGATCGCCGAGCTGGCCGAAGTGGGGTACGCGAAGGCGCTCGGGGCGACGTGGAACGCGTCGAAGCTGAACCTCAAGTTCCCCAACGGGTCGCTGATGATGTTCCGGTACGCCGAGAACTTCCAGGACGCCACCCGCCGTCAGGGCGGCCAGTACCAGCTGCTCCTGTTCGACGAGCGCACCCTCACCCCACCGGACGTCTGCCAGTTCTTGGAGTCGCGGCTGCGGTCGGGCCGTGACGACATTCCGGTGATCGGGATCCGGTCCGGCACCAACCCGGGCGGGGTGGGGCACGGGGCGACGAAAACCCGCTACATCGACGCCACCGACCGCGGCGGCAAGATCATCGAGGGCCCGCACGGGCAGCCGCTGAGGTTCATCCCGTCCCGGCTGACGGACAACCCGCACCTGAACGCCGAATATGAGCGGTCCCTCGACGCGCTCGACGAGAAGAAGCGGGCCGCCTTCAAGGACGGCTCGTGGGACGTGTTCGCCGGTCAGGTGTTCGCCGAGTGGCGGCACGAACGCCACACCCTCGCCCCGATCACCCTCCCGCCCGAGTGGAAGCGGTACACGGGTACGGACTGGGGCTACGCGGCCCCGTGGGCGACGCTGTGGACTGCGGTCGACGAAGACGGCCGCATGTGGATCTACCGCGAGCTGTACGCCGCCCAGGTGGGCGAGGCAGAGCAGGCCCGCCGGATCCTCGAAGCGGAGGCCGGGGAGCACATCTCCGGGCGGTGGGCCGACGACGCCATGTGGGCGGCCCGCGGAGACGCGAAACCCATCGCCAACGTGTACGCCGAGAACGGGGTACCGCTCACCGCGGCCGGGAAAGGACCCGGGTCCCGGGTCAACGGCTGGCAGCGCATCCACTCCTACCTGCGCGAGGCCCCCGCCTGCTCGCACCACCGCGCGCTGGGCTGGGAGACCTGCCCGATGGTGCACGTGTTCACGACGTGCACCGAGCTGATCCGCACCCTTCCGGTCCTGCCGCACGCGACCACCGGTAACCCCGAGGACGCCGACACCAACGCCGAGGACCACGCCCCAGACGCGTTGCGCTACATAGCAATCAACCTCGGCGGCGGGCCGGACTTCCTCCTCGGCGACGACCCGACGGGGACCCCGGACCCGACCCCGCTCCCCTACGCCGGGGGCCAGTTCGCCATCGCCCCCGCCCACGAGCAGCCGTCCGGCTGGGGCGCCAGGGACGACGACCCCGACGACCCCCGAGGCAAGGTGGTGATCGCCCCATGAGCAGGATCGGCGACTGGTGGGTGCGGAACTTCGGCGCCGAGCTCGACGAACCCGACGGCACGGTCCTCGTCGAGGCCCGCCCCACCGCCACCACAGACGACGGCCCCCGCGCGGTGGCCCGCACCGGGTACGAGTACGGGATCCCGCACGGCGGCATCAACGAGGTCAACGCCGGTATCGGCCAGGCCGGGCAGGCTGACCGCCGGTCACAGCTCAACCAGCAGTATGAGGCGTTCCTGACCTGCCCGTGGGCGTGGGCGGCGGTCAACGCGATCGCCCGCACCATCACCGGCGGCGGGCTGGTGTTCGACTGGGACCAGGACGACGGCGAGGGCGACCAGGAGCAGCCCGAGAAGCCCGCCGAGGTCCTCGCCGCCGAACGGCTGTTCCGGTATGTGAACCCGCGCGAGGACATCCGGCAGCTGCTCCGCGGCGTCATCGCCGACCTGCTCGTGTTCGGTGACGCGTTCATCGAGGTGGTGTGGCTGGGGAACATCCCGGTCGCGCTGTTCTCCCTCGACGCCCCGTCGATGTTCCCGGTGGCCGACGAGCACGGCACGATCCTGTCCTACGTGCAGGTCACCGAGCTGGGGCAGCGCGCCGACTTCGAGACCCGCGAGATCATCCACATCTCCCTGGACGCGCCCCGGTCGGGGATCTTCGGGGTCTCCCCCACGCAGGCGGCGCTGCTGCCGATCACCAGCTGGCTTTTCGCCTCGGCGACGCTCAAGGAGATTTACCGCAAGGGCGACCCGCCGATCGTCCACGCCGACCTGCCGCAGTCGTATTCGCAGCCCGAGATCAACCGGTGGCAGGCCCGGTACAAGACGGAGAACCTGGGGCCGAAGAACATCGGCACCCCGCTCACCACCAAGGGCGGCGGCACGATCACGGAGCTGCAGCAGTCCCGGATCGAGAACCTGCTGCACGCGCTCGACCAGAAGCGCGACGAGATCCTGTCGACGTACGGGGTTCCGCCCGCCGAGGCCGGGGTGATCGAGTCCGGCAACATCGGCGGCGGCACCGGCGAGAGCCAGCGGAAGTCGTTCCTCGTCAACACGTGCAACCCGATCGCCGCGCTCGTCCTCGAAAAGCTCGAATACGCGCTGGTCAAGAAGGGTTTCGGGGTGACCGGCTGGCACCTCAAGTTCGACGAGGTCGACATGCGGGACTCGAAGCTGATCGAGGACATCCGCGACATGCGGCTCCGCAACGGGTCGTGGACCCTCGACCGGTACCGGGCCGAGATCGGCGAACCCCCCGTCGAGGGCGGGGCGAACGCCGTGCTCGTCGACCGCCAGAACCTCGTGCTCTGGCGCGACATGGAGGTCTACAGCACGGCCGGTGTGGCGTCGAAGCTCAACGGCACCGGGTTGGAGCTCGACGACCCGGCCGAACCCGGACAGGGCGACCAGGGCCGCGTGAAGCTGCTCAAGCCCGAACCCGAGCCCGTCCCCGACGCGCTGCAGGGCTTC